GGTTTAGGTTTGACTTGTACGACATGCTCATTTGTTTTTCTTTCCTTTGTTAGTTCATGTTTCTCAAGATAGTTTAAAGCCCTCATAAGACCTTCAATGTTGTCACCTAATTTTCCGATAGCTGTGTTGCAGTTACCACAAAGCAAACCTCTTATTAACCCAGTATCGTGATCGTGGTCAACAGCAAAATTTCTAGTTAACTCATTTTGGTGAATGCCGCAGCAAGCACACTTACCCTTTTGCTCAGTAAGCATAAGGTTGTACTCATGTAACCCTATGCCATACAATCTTTTTAATTGATTGGCATAATGCTTCTCCTTGTACTTTTTAGTGTAGGCTCTGATCTTCTCCTTATTCTTTTCTCTGTAGGCTTTAAGCCTCTCCTTATTCTTCTCTCGGTAGGCTTTGTTCTTGGCGTTAAGCTCCTCCTTGTTCTTTTCATAGTAGGCTTTGCTGTAGGTTTTAAGCCTCTCCTTGATCTTTTCTCTGTAGGCTTTGTTCTTGGCTCTAAGCTCCTCCTTGTTCTTTTCATAGTAGGCTTTGTTGTAGGCTTTTGTATCCTCAGGGTTAGCATGAGCCATTTAGTTATCCTCCTCTTCGTTTAGGTAATCGTTGTCACTGAAGTAATCCTCCAAGTCGATCAACCCTTCAAAGATTAGGAGCCTAACGATTGCTTCTTCTTCGATATCAGATATCTCTGTTATGTCTTCTAAACTGTAGCTTAAACTAAGTACTCTAGCAAGCTCAGCTATGTCATGTCTCATCCTCTTCATCCTCAATAGTTTTCATAAGGTTGTCAGGGTCCAAACAAATAAGGTTTAAAGGTTCAATGCTCTTTGTAAAATGTATGACAGGTTCGAGTGCATCATCATACGTTTCGTAGTGAACCTCAACTTCTGCAATGTTGGTAGTTGAATCCTCAATTCTACAAAGGTTTATATAACCACCTTCTTCTTTGTCAGGGTTAACGTAAGGACCATCTACAACCCAGTGAATTAAGAGATGCTTCATTAGTTTCCTCCTTTAGCCAAGCTGTTGGTATGAGTTTGTCATCGAACTTAAAGTCGTTCTTGATACACCAATCAGCGTAGGTAGACTTACTACCTTTGTATAGCTTAGCCTTGCTATTGCTGAAGACAAATCTAATGTCTATCTCAGGGTGCTGCTTCTTAATCTGGAGATGCTTCCTCCTGTCTGCTGACACAAACCTACCTTTGGTTTCAATTACGATACCATTAGGTAGTATGAAGTCAGGAAGATACTTATGTGAGATAACCCACTCTATCCTTACTGACTCATACTGGTAGTCGATCCTCTTGTTCTTTAAGAAGGTAGCATTGTTAGCCTCAAGACCTGACCTAAACTTACCTAGACTTTTCTTGTTGGTAGGCTTACGTCTTCTCTTGGGTCTAAAACTGTAGGTCATTAGGAAGATACTCAGGAACTCTAGGTTCTTGTTCTACTTTGACCAGATGCTGAAGACCTGAAGCGTACACAAACGACCTAAGCTCAGGCCAGCACACCTTCTTGAACTCACAGTAGTTGCATGTAGAGCATAGCTTCAGGTTGGCACTGTCTCTGTACTGAGGTACAGGATCAAGGCGACCCGGAGGGAATGGAGCAGCCACCATAGCCTTGATGCCATCAATCTCCTTAGGCTTATTCTCAATGTCCTTACTGAAGTCATGCACGTCCAACAGGATTTCACCTGAGACTTTATCTACAACTAAGAAGGCACCATTAGTTTTGTCTGTAACTTCTGGGTCATCCTTAGCTGCTGCTACATAAGAAGAAAGCTGAGAGATATAACCAAAGCTGTCTTGTTCTCTTAGCTGTCCCTTCTTAAACTTCTGGAAGGAGAAAGGAGAAGCTGACTTAACATCGACAGTCATACCATCTATGACAGCATCCCTATGCCCTCTGACTCCGTAGAGTTCCATCTTAGTCTGCTCACCTGTTACAGTGTGTCCAGCAGCCTTAGCTAAGTTAAGAACTAAAGATTCAATTACATCACCAAAGAAGAATTTAAGTAGGTCACTACCTTTATTGCCGGTAGCCTCCCTTGGTTCGTTAATCTTGTACCAAAGTTTTCTCTTACATGGTGTACCAATACCTGACATAGACAACCTAGAACGGTAAGCCTCAGGTTTAGAAAACCTAGAATTAGAAAGCTCAGTTATTTCTTTGCCTAGCATACTGGCTATGTAGTTGTGCCAACCACCTTTGCCTTTTACAACTGAATAGATATCACCGACTAAAGTTGTTATTTCCTTCTGAGTCATAACTCGCCTCCTCATCATCATAAAATGTTTCTGGAAGAGGTCCGTCAACTAAGTCTGAGAAGTGGTCCTCCAGTTTTCTAAAGAAGATGTCGAAGGAAACATCGTAATCTTTAATGATCTTATCTATCTTGGATGCTGCAAAAGTTTCACCTAAACCATCTACCAATTCAGATAAGTCTTCTAGTTCAGTTATTACATTCCAACAACCTTCAAATTCAGTTAGCAGTTTAACATAGTCTGTCATCTAACTATCTTTCTGTTCTAAGGTAGACCCAAGGTGTAGGCTTGAGCCTGTTTTAGTTACCCCCTACACAGGTTAGCTACCCTAGAAACTAACGCCTGAGCTAGAACCACCTTCAGGTTTGAAAGACACTAGATCAAGTACACCTACAGCTTCCAGTGTGATGCTCTCGTACAAGGAGTTGTCTCCCTTATACACAGAGTATTTGATCTTAGCTTTAGTGCCGTTACCGATTAGACCATCATCTTGGGGGTTCCAAGGTTGAATGTACTGACCAATCTCAGCACTCTCTTCAGCCTTCATTCTAATCTCAGCAGCCTTATGATCGAATACACGAGGCTGAGGCGACCAACCTTCCCAGTTAGGTTTATTGTGAGGTCGTCTGAACGTAAGCTGATAGGAACCATTCCCCAGGTCTTTAATTCTACTGGCTGGAACCGCAGTGTCCAACAGCTTCTTCTTCTGATCCTCTGAGAACGTAGCTACACAGGAGTACTCACCATCTGGCTTGTACTTAGTGTCCTTATTGAACTCAAAGAGTTTAGGCCATGAGATTTCAGCCTCAATGATACCTGATTTGTTAATCTTACCCATCTGTACTGTCTCCTATTGTGGGATTTAGTTTAAGATTGGAAGTCTTATCATGTTTGGTTATCTGTGTCAAGTGGTTCAGTGTGTTTCTCCCCAGTTTCTTCCGATATCGCTGCTTCCTGCGAGAGGGCAGAAGACTTTGAGTTTATCTCCCGTTGTTTCAATCGAAAGTCTCTGAATAAGTCCAACTGTTTCGGCTGTTTGTCTGTCACCTCTGACCTCCGTTTGCCATTCATCGTGAGGCCATGTCACTAACTTGTAGTCTATGCCTCTTTCATCTAGCTGCTTAGTCCAAAGCAGTGCTGAGTGTTTCATCACAACTGCTTCACCATTCTGTAGCATACCAGCTAGAGTCTTATGCTGAGATGGTGTTTTAACTTTCCTTCCGTCTAGTCCAATGAAGTGTCCTTTAGCTGCTGCCTCAGGAACAATCTCATTCTTAAGTTTAGCTAAGCCTGAGATAGACTGAGTGAAGTTCTCAACAGCCTGACCAGCTTCTTTGGTGTTAACCTTAAGTATCTCAGCTATCTTAGCTACGCCTGCTCCAAGGAGGAAAGCGTAGATGAATGTCTTAGCCATGTCCCTAGTTATGTGGCTCATGTCTAAGGCTTTGCGGTTTACATTATGTATGTCAGTTTCGTCCTCCTTCTTACCTGATACGATAGCCTCAACATACTCCTCTGAGTTCATAAGATGAGCGAGTACCCTGAGTTGGATGCCTTCAGCATCAGTTCCAACAAGATAACAATCGCTAGGAACCATAAAAAGAGATCGTAATCTCCCATCATATTTGTCCTTCACTTGGTCAACAACTGACTTAGGTTCACCGTGGAACATAGCCGGGATGTTGGCTTGATTGGGGGATGAGTGAGCCATACGGCCAGTCCATGCACCTATATGTTGGAACCTACCGTGTATCCTACCGTCATTAGTTCTAGCTTCGCAGCCTATCCACTCCTCTAGGGAAGACCTGCGTCCTTCTAGGGTTAGCCACTCAGCCAGTCCCTTAGCCCCCTCAGGAGCAGTACTTGGTAGGGTAGCTAAGTTAGTTTCGTTACACATCCAACCATACACTCTGAACCTTTCTTCCTTCTCAGGTATGTCTTGTCCATCTCTAAGGTAGAGGATGTGTCCTTTAGTTTTTTCGGTAGGTTTCCAGCCAGCTTCCCAAAGACGTTCTATTCTGTCTTTCGGACTGCCCGGTTTAAACTTGACCCAATCGTAACAAAGCAGCTTCTCATCCTTAGTCTCAGTCTTAGGATAGCTACCTCTAGCCTTAAGCACAGAAGCGACAGGCGTACCATCTTTCTTTCTCCTATCTTTTAGTTCGTTGACTACCTCCAATTTAGGTGGGAAGTCTACTTGAAACCTAGCTTCAAGGTTAGCCATACGAGATTGAACTTCAGATAGACACACTAAGGCTTCTTCTTTGTTGAAGTCGAAACCATTCTCGTGCATCTTCTGACACAGCCTTTGGATACTGTGTTCTGTGTCTAAGCCTGGAGCATTCAACTCAGGTAGGAACCTCTTGTAGAGCCTAACAGTTATGTCTACGTCATTCCTACAGTAGTCTAACATCTCGTGGCTTAGGTCTGAGAAGTCTTTGAAGTTACCTTTGTGTAAGCCTAGCCGCCTACCCCAGTACTCCAAGCTGTGCCTACCTTTGACGCCTTTGACTGGTTCGTTGTCGTAGTTCAAGAACCTACTGACTACTAAAGTGTCTAGCACCTTAGCCTCAGGTATGACAGGACCAAGTAGTTTGTTGACTACAGGTACATCAAACTGAATGCCGTTGTGGAATACGAAACGATCAACAGTTGCACAGTAGTCGGTGAACCTTTGCTTCTCAGCTTCTGACTTGTCAACGTAGGTGAATTGATGCTGCTCACCTGTCTTAACATCCTCAGTGCAGATGCACCAAATACAGGTAGCATCTAGGTCGTCTGTTTCTATGTCCATAGCTACGACCTTAGTCATATTCTTAATCCTCAAAGGATGAAGGGTATGTCTCAGACAGGGTGAAGCTATCAGGATCGAATAGCAACTGACCTCCGAAACCTGTAGTTCCTGCTGGTCTGTTCTTAATGACAGTTAAGGTAGTTGTATTACGCTCAGTGTCTGACTCAGCGAACTTATCCCTAGATAGTTTGACAACCACTGAGGCTCTCTTACCTATCATACGGCAGTCTCTAATCTGACCTTCGTCATTCTCGTGGGCAATCGTTATGATACCTACGTTCAGTTCAGTAGCCAGCCTAGCTAACTTAGTTGATAGCTCAGACAGGAACTGCTCAAGCGTACCATCACCGTGCTTACTGTAACCTAAGTCTTGGATAGGTTCGAAGAAGATGTACTTACACTCACAGGCTGTAGCAAAGAACCTAATCCTGTCTAGCAGCTCCATAGGATCATCTTCTACACCCATAGTAAACTGGTATAGCATCCCATTCTTAGTCAACGACCGGATGCTGCCCTCTACCTCCTTATCCATAGAGTGAGCCTCAACTAAGTCCTTCCTAGTTAGGTTCAAACCTAAGTCATAGGACACTAAGCCTAAGAGTGACCTACGCTTGCTCTCTTCGTTGTGCCATATAGCGATAGGTACATCTGCGTGGTTCAGTAAGATGTTGTACTCTAAGAACCGCATGAACTCCGTCTTACCTATTCCCTCAGGTGCCTGAAAGATAGTGAAGTGACCCTGCATTAGACCTAAGATAGCCTGATCCAAAACCTCAATGCCTGTAGGTAGGTACTTACTGTCCTCTCCTTCGTTATAGATACTCAGGAACTGGTCAGTAGTGTTGAAGACATTCTCAGGGGTGTACTTGTTAGCATTCCACCAAGCACTCTTGTAAGCGTAGCCAGCACCATCCTGTAAGAACTCATTGGCGTCCTTGTACTTGTCATGTGACACACGATAGATACGGTTAGGAAATAAAGCACACAGCTTAGCTGCTACTGCATCACTCTTACCGTCACTGTCGAAGGACACGTAGATTTTCTCAAAGGATGACAACCAATCCTTACACTTCTCAAATAACCTACGACTTGGGTTAGCTGAAGGAAGTGACACAACAGGGTACTTAGAATCTAACATCTGGAAGGCTGACATAGCATCAACCTCTCCTTCAGTTATCGTGCAAGCCTTAGCTGACCCAGCATTAAACTTATCCATTCCGAATAGTTCGTCTGACTTAAATCCTCTGTCAGCCTTAAAGGATTTAGGTAGTGTCCTAATCTTTCTACCTCCACTAGGGTAAGGGTAGAACTGTTCGAGACTAACACCTTCAGAGGTTATGGAAGTCTCTACACCATAAGCTCTCATGGTAGCCTCAGTGATACCTCTGTCAGCCTTGTAAGCCTTAGTGGTATTGATGCTAACGACGTTCGTCTGTTGTTGCATGTAGTCAGTTCCTTCAGTTTCCTGTTTTTGACGAAAGATGTTTGGAGTAGCCTTTCTACTGTACTTAGTAGGGTACTCTACAAGGAAGTGTTCCTCATACTGAACTCCTTTCTTTGGGTAACTATTACTACAGGAATGACAATAACCAATACCCCTATCTGTATTAAAGCTGAAGGCATCACTCGAATCACAACCTGGGTAAGGACATGGCTTGTGACTTAGCTGAGGCATTGTAAGTTCCTTCCTTAGGATATCCTTAGTACATAACTACTATATGTAATAGAGTAATGATATGACTTAGGATATCCTTAGTATGGTTACATAGAATGGGTCTTTGATTACCCTTTGTCAAGGGTTAGAAGTGAAATAAATCTGTGGATAACCACAATGACCAAATCAAATCTAATTAGACAAGCTAGGAATACAACCGTAGATAGTAGGTCAGTATTCATAGTTGACCTGCATCTATCCATTGGTTCCTAGTTGCATGGAGGTAGGTAATCTTAGTTGCACTCTCGTGCATAGCCCACTCCCAGTACTTAGGTTCGAAGTCCTTCTTG